GCGACCTGTTTGTCAAGAACATGGACTGGCCCGGTGCTCAAGACCTCGCCAAGCGGTTCCAGAAGACTCTGGACCCCAAGGTGCTGGCCGACGAGGACAACCCGGCTCTGGTCGCTGCCAATCAGCAGATGCAAGCGATGCAGGCCGAGATGCAGAACATGTTCGACATGCTGCAAAACGTCCAGAAGTCGATGGAGGAGCGCGAACTCGCCATCAAGGAGTACGAGGCCGAGGTCAAGGCGTATCAGGCCGAAACACAGCGTATCAGCGCCGTGCAGGCCAGCATGACCCCCGAGCAGATTCAGGACATCGTGATGGGCACCATCGCGGCCGCTGTGGACACCGGCGATCTGGTTGCTGGTGCGCCCGAGATGCGTGAAGTACCGGAGATGGGCGAGATGCCCGAGCAAGGAGAAATGAATGAAATGCGCTGATTTCGTGGGCACGTTGTTTCTGGCACGGGATGTCGCGCATTCCGTGCATCTGAACACCCGCAGCTTTGCCAAACACTCGGCCCTCAACGAGTTCTACGACGAGATCGTGGAGTTGGCCGACAAGTTCGCCGAGGCGTATCAGGGCCGTCACGGTCTGATCGGCCCCATCAGCCTGATGTCGGCCAAAAAGACCACCAACATCGTCGAGTTCCTTGAGGATTCGATGGCTGACATCGAGAAGATGCGGTTCGAGGTCTGTGAGAAAACAGACACCCCGATCCAGAACATCATTGACGAAATCGTGGGCCTTTACCTGTCCACCCTGTACAAGCTAAAATTCCTCGCATAAGGAGCCAACATGGAACTCTTGAACCCTCTGTCCAAAGCGGACTTCCCCGCCCAGTCTGTCTCGTACACGGGCACTGCTGGCTCCACGACCGGCTGGAACGCTGGTCCCGAAGGCGTGATGGTCTGGTCTGATCAGCCCTGCTACGTTGAAGTGGGTACCGGCGCTGTGGCAACGACTGCCAGCACCCCGATCCCGGCCTACACCCCGATCCCGTTCAAAGTGCCAATCGGCACGTCTGCCATCTGGCGTGTGAGCGCGATTCAACTGTCCGCAGGCGGCACGGTTTACGCCAAGCCGATCAACACGAAATGAGTTTCCTTGCCGCCCGCAACGCAGTCGCTATCGGCATCGGTGGCATTGTTTCGCTCTTTGGTGGCCGCGCTTCTGAGGTGGCTCAAAGCAATCTTCTCTGCGAAAACGGAGACAATCTCGTCCAAGAAGACGGTGGCCTGATCCTTTTGGAGTGACACAATGCCTGCGGTATCTCTTTCAATTTTTGGCGGTGTTGGTGCCCAGTTTTTTGACAACAACGGCGTCATTCTGTCTGGCGGCAAGATTTACACTTACGAAGCCGGTACGACTACGCCACTGGCTACATACACTTCAAGCACTGGTAACACAGCGCACACGAATCCGATTGTGCTGGATGCAGCAGGCCGGGTACCCGCTGGCGGTGAAATTTGGAACGCTCTGCGGCTATATAAGTTTGTTCTCAAGACAAGCACGGACGTAACAATTGCCACGTATGACAACGTAGGCAGCAGTTTCAACGCAACTGCAATTATTGCCAATTTCAACGGTAATGGCAGCACTGTTGCGTTTACATTGGCGAGCGCACCCGCAGGTGAAAATGCAACCAATGTGTATATCAATGGGGTTTACCAGCAAAAGAACACATACAGCATTGCTGGCGCAATTGTCACATTTTCAGAAGCACCTCCGGCCAATTCGTCAATCGAGGTCAATTACGTTTAAGGATCAATCATGGCAGACTTGAAGATTTCCCAACTGTCTTCGGCTACGGCACTTGCTGGATCTGAAGTTGTACCTGTTGTCCAAGGTGGTTCAACCAAAAAAGCAACGATTGACCAAATCCTCGCTCCTGCGAATGGTAAGGGTATTAACTTTGCCGCTGCGGGCGGTGACACGTTGACGATTTATGATGAAGGGACTTGGACGCCAAACGATGCAAGTGGTGCAGGGTTGACCTTTGCGGCAGCGGCAGGATTTTATGTGCGTGTTGGTAGTTTGGTGGTTGCCACCTGCCACATCATTTACCCCAGCACCGCAAATGCAAACGCATGTGCGATCGGCGGACTTCCTTTTCCTTGTATTGCAACTCCACCTGCATCCATGTTCAGCGCACCCGTCTCTGTGACAACGTATGCTGTTCCGATTACAGGTGTCGTGGGGTCAAGTAGTTCGACTGTTTCGCTGCTGACATTTGGTGCTACCAGTGTGGCAAACGCAAATTTGAGTGGTCAAATTGTTCGATTCACAGCAATTTATCGCGCATAAGGTGACAACATGAGCCTTACAAAAGTCACTTACTCGATGATTGATGCGGCGGTAGTTAACGTAAATGACTACGGCGCTGACCCAACTGGTGTGAATGATAGTTCTGCTGCTTTTCAAGCTGCGTTTGACGCACTGAAATCACTTGGTGGCGGCGTCTTGGTCATGCAGGGTGATGGTAACTACACTGTCAGCACTGGGTTTGGGACTGATAGCAACAACGTCACGGATTTCGCTGATAACACGATCATTGACGGCCAAGGTGCCACAATCACCGTCAACGCGACAAGCTGGCCGACAGGGAATTCTGCCGTCATTACACTTGAAGGCAACAATGTTGAAGTCAGGAACATCAACTTCCAGTCTACGGTCGTGTTTGATCAATACAACACTGACCCACTCACATACCGCACTCGCACAATCATTGGTGTCGTGATCGGCGGCAAAGCTGCGTCGTATTTTGCAATACCCGACAACCTCGCGTACTACAAGAAAAATGCTGTTGTCGACCACTGCACGTTCAACAATATTCACAGTCCAATTATTGCAACGGCCAGTTCATTTGTTAAAGTCACAAACAACTATATTTATTCATATAACACGACAGCAATTGTCGGATGGAACTGTCCAGAAGATTTGGAAGTTGCATTTAACCAAGTAAAACTTGGTGCAGATGACTGCATATCTGTAGGTATGCTTAAAGCATCTTTGTCAGCATGGACAACTGCCGGAAACGAAGCTGGAAATTGCCGTATTCATGACAATTATTTAGGATACACCAGAGCACGCTGCATTGGGTTTGGTGGCTATTCAAATGTGATTGTCAGCAATAATCAATGTGAAAAAACATTGCTCTCAGGTATAGCCATTCACGGAGACCCGAATCTTTACGCAACTGGATCGCAATACAACCGCAACATCATCATCCATAACAACACGATCCGCGATGCCGGTCGTTTTTACGACACCACATCGGCTGTGGTGTATTGGCGCGGCCCTGTAACTCAAGAAAACAACGCAATCGGGACATTTGGGTACAGCGGCACTCGCGGTGTCAGTGTTTTGCCGCGAGAGATCACCATCTCCAACAACTACATTCAAAACCCAAGCGGTGCTGCGTTCTATCTTTATATGCTCGACGGCATTCGGTTGTTCGGCAACACTGCGACACCGGGAACTTTGAATCAAGGGTCTGGTAACGTCAACACCTCTGGTTCTGTGTTCACAACCATCAGCGTCACTGGTGTGGTGATTGAGAACAACTATTCGTATCCGAGCCAAGGTGTGAATTGGCTCTACACGTACACAATCAGCAGCCTCGATTTGACGGCTGGCAACATGAACATCAGGTTCAACTACGCACTGGACGTAGAGACGTTCGACCCGACCAACGAAACGCCAGCTGGTGGGTTAATCGCCTACACATGCTTGGACAAAAACAACAAGATTGGTTCTGGTCTTCAGCAGCCGACGCACTTCTACCAGCAATTACACCAAGCTGGTGCTGATCGCTTGATGATGTGGCTGTCCGTTCAAGGTGCTACCAACGGTTTTTCGGTGAAATGGGATCACGCAAAGCTAAAAACTATTGTGAATATGGCCGATCTACCAACAAGCGCAACAGGGCTGGTTGCTGGTGACTTGTGGAATAACGGCGGCACCCTTCGCATCGTTTAATCTTGACATCGCGCCTTCTGAGCGCATAATCTCAGAACTGTACCGGCCCAGTAGACCGGGGTTCCTATGGAACATGCAATGACTGATGAAGTCCAAAACCTAGCGGAAGCAGACTCCGCGCCAGCCCCCGAGGTGACGGCCACCACGGATCAGGCACAAAACGCGCCGGAAGTCGCTGATCAAGGCGGCGAGACAGCAGAGGAGAAAAAATTCACTCAAGCTGAACTCGATGCGATGATTGGCAAACGCCTCGCAAGAGAGCAACGTAAGTGGGAACGTGAGCAGCAAGCCAAGCAAGCAGAAATGCAAGCACGGCAGTCGGTGCCAGCGGAACTCCCGCCAGCGGACCAGTTTGAGTCCCCTGAAGCCTATGCGGAAGCACTGGCCGTCAGGAAGGCCGAAGAACTGATCGCGCAGCGAGAACTCCAAAAGCAACGCGCCCAAGTTGAAGACGCCTACGCAGAGCGTGAGGAAGAAGCCCGTGGCAAGTACGACGACTTCGAGCAAGTCGCCTACAACCCCCAGCTTCGAGTCACCGATGTGATGGCCGAGACAATCAAGGCGTCCGACATCGGACCTGATTTGGCCTACTGGCTGGGCAGCAATCCGAAAGAAGCTGATCGCATCTCGCGTCTGTCGCCGCTCCTGCAAGCGCGTGAGATTGGGAAGATCGAGGCCAAACTGGCATCCGAGCCTCCCCAGAAGAAAACAACGTCTGCGCCCGAACCGATTCGCCCGGTGAGTGCCCGCGCTGTGAACCCCGGTGTCACTGACACCACCGATCCTCGGTCTGTCCAGACCATGAACGCATCGGAGTGGATTGCAGCCGAGCGTCAGCGGCAAATCGCCAAAGCACAGGCACTCCGCAACCGTTAATTAGGACATTTCAATCATGGCAAACAGCCTTCTTACCATTGACATGATCACGCGCAAATCTCTGGAAATTCTGGAGAACAACCTCGTGATCACCCGCAACGTGAACCGCCAGTACGACGACAGCTTCGCTGTTGAAGGTGCCAAGATCGGTTCTACCCTGCGTATCCGTCTGCCCGACCGCGCTCTGGTGACTGACGGTGCCGCCCTGCAAGCTCAGGACGACAACGAACAGTACACCACCCTGACTGTGGCCTCGCAGAAGCACGTTGGCATCAACTTCACCTCTGCCGAACTGACCATGCAGTTGGACGACTTCGCAGAGCGTGTTCTGAAGCCTCGTATCAGCCAGTTGGCCTCCACCGTGGACGCTGACGTTGCCAACGCATTCAAACTGATCGGTAACTCTGTCGGCACCCCCGGCTCGGCCCCCAGCACCGCTCTGGTGATGCTGCAAGCCCAGCAGAAGCTGAACGAGAACGCCGCCACGATGGCTCCTCGCTTCCTGACCGTGAACCCCGCCGCCAACGCTGCTCTGGTGAACGGCCTGTCTGGCTTCTTCAACCCCCAAGACGTGATCTCCCGCCAGTTCAAGAACGGCATGATGGGCGAGCAGGTTCTGGGCTATGACGAAGTGAACATGAGCCAGTCCATCAAGTCGTTCACCGTGGGCACCCGTACCGCTACCGGCGGCACGACCTCCGCTGCTGTGACGACCGAAGGCGCTACCACCATCTCCATCACTGGTGCTGGCAACGGCGCTACCGTGAAGGCTGGTGACGTGTTCACCGTGGACGGCTGCTTCGCTGCCAACCCCCAGACCCGCGAGTCCACCGGTTCGCTGTTCCAGTTCGTCGCTCTGGCTGACGTGACCCTGAACGGCTCTGGCGCTGGCGACATCACCGTTGCCCCGATGTACTCCGGCAGCAACGCTCTGGCGACTGTCGTGAGCCTGCCGGGTAACAGCAAGGCCGTGACTTTCACCGGCGCTTCCGGTCAGACCTACGCTCAGAACCTGGCCTACCACCGTGACGCCATCGCGTTCGCCACCGCTGACCTGCTGCTGCCGCAAGGCGTGGACATGGCTAGCCGTGCCGTTCACAATGGCATCAGCCTGCGCGTTGTGCGCCAGTACGACATCAACAACGACCGGATGCCCTGCCGTGTTGACGTTCTGTACGGCTACAACACGATCCGTCCGCAGATGGCCTGCCGCATGTGGGGCTAATCTGAACCGAGGGGCTTCGGCCCCTCTTTTCTGAACTTCATTCTCAAAGGAAATTATCATGGCTCTCCCTAATGGTGGTGGTGGTTATCAAATCGGCGATGGCAACATCAATGAAACCGACTTCTTCGTTACCCCGGTGCCCGCAACGGCAACCGTGACTGCAACCCTGACGCCCGCGCAAGTGCTCAACGGCACTTTGCTCGGTTCGCCGGGTTCGTCTGCGGCCAGCTACACGCTGCCCACGGTTACCGATCTGGAAAACACCCTGCTCAATGCAGACAAGCCCGGCATCACGTTTGACTTCTCCGTGGTCAACGTGGACGGTTCCGGCTCCGGCGTTATCACGCTGGTCGCTGGCACTGGCTGGACTCTGGTCGGTCTGATGACCGTTGCAGCTACCGCTGGTACTGCCCAACTGTTCCGCGCCCGTAAGACCGGCAGCGGCGCTTGGACCCTGTATCGTCGCGGTTAATTGCTGATCGGCAAACGAAACGGGGCTTCGGCCCCGTTTCCACATGGAGATTCACATGAACGTAGTTCTCGTACACCCCATCCACGGTGCCAAAGTTGCCATCAACGAATTGGAGATGGAACAGGATGTCAAAAACGGTTGGACCGAGTACAATCCTGACACGCCCGTCGAGGTGGCACCCGAGCCGGTAACTGAAGCGCCCAAGCGCAAGTACACCCGCAAAGTGACCGAACAACCCATCGAACAGCCCAACGAAGTCCCCTCGTTTCTGACTTCGGCAAGCGACGAATCCGAAGGAAAATGACATGGCTACGTACACCGCAGGCGATCAGATCAATCGGGCATTGCGCCTACTTGGTGTACTAGCTGAAGGCGAAACTCCCTCGGCTGCGACCAGCCAAGACGCCCTCGTGGCGATGAACCAGATGATCGACTCGTGGAACACCGAGCGACTGTCGGTCTTCGCCACCCAAGATCAAATTTTCAACTGGCCTTCCGGCGAGATCAAGCGAACCCTCGGCCCGTCTGGTGACTTCGTGGGCAACCGCCCCGTGCTGCTCGATGACGCCACGTACTACCGCGCCCCCAGCGGCGTGTCGTACGGTATCAAGTTCATCAACCAAGACCAGTACAACGGCATCGCGGTCAAGACGGCCACGTCTACCTTCCCGCAGGTGATCTTCGTCAACGAGACGTTCCCCAACGTCGAGATGTACATTTACCCCAAGCCGACCCAGACGCTTGAGTGGCACTTCATCTCGGTTGAAGAACTGTCGCAGCCTGCCACGCTGGCAACCGAGTTGCACTTCCCGCCCGGGTACATGCGGGCCTTCACCTACAACTTGGCGATGGAAATCGCCCCCGAGTTCGGTGTTGAGCCGTCACCGCAGGTCCAGCGCATCGCCATGACCAGCAAGCGCAACCTCAAGCGGATCAACAATCCGAACGACATCATGAGCCTGCCCTACGGCATCGTGGCGAACAAGCAACGGTTCAACATCTACGCTGGTAACTTCTGATGAAGACGCCCATTCTCGGCTCTACCTACGTGGCCCGCAGCGTCAACGCTGCGGATGCCCGCATGGTCAACTTGTTCCCCGAGATCATTCCCGAGGGTGGCAAGGAGCCTGCGTTTCTGAACCGCGCCCCCGGTCTCAAGTTCAAACTGACCGTTGGTTCTGGGCCGATTCGTGGCCTGTGGCAGTACGGCGGCAACATGTACGTGGTCAGCCGCGACAAGCTGTACAAGGTGGACTCCGGTTACACCGTGACCACCATCGGCACGGTCGCAGGCGTCGATGGTCCGGTCAGCATGGCTGACAACGGCATCCAGTTGTTCGTGGCCTGCAACGGCCCCAGCTACATCTACAACGCCCAGACCAACGTCTTCCAGCAGATCACGGACAGCGACTTCCCGGGTGCTGTGACCGTGGGTTATCTGGACGGCTACTTCGTGTTCAACGAACCAAACAGCCAAAAAATCTGGGTGACCGCGCTGCTGGACGGTACAAGTGTTGATCCCCTCGACTTTGCCTCGGCCGAAGGTTCCCCGGACGGCGTGGTCGGCATCATCGTGGACCACCGCGAGGTGTGGGTCTACGGCACCAACTCGGTCGAGGTCTGGTACAACAGCGGCAACGCTGACTTCCCCCTTTCCCGCATCCAAGGCGCGTTCAACGAACTCGGCTGCGTGGCGGCGTACTCGATTGCCAAAATGGACAATGGTCTGTTCTGGCTCGGTCAGGACGCTCGGGGTCAGGGCATCGTCTACCGGGCCAACGGCTACACGGGTCAGCGCATCTCGACCCACGCAATCGAGTGGCAAATCCAGCAGTACGGCAATCTGTCGGACGCCATCGGGTACACCTACCAGCAGGACGGCCACAGCTTCTACGTGCTGATTTTCCCCAGCGCCAACGCCACATGGGTCTACGATGTGGCGACTCAGGCGTGGCACGAGCGGGCCGGGTTCGCCAACGGCGAGTTCACCCGCCACCGCAGCAACTGCCAAGTGTTCTTCAACAGCGAAGTTTTGGTGGGCGACTACCAGAACGGCAACATCTACGCCTTTGACCTTGACGACTTCTCGGACAACGGCAGCATCCAGAAGTGGCTGCGGTCGTGGAGGGCGTTGCCCACCGGTCAAAACAATCTCAAGCGCACCGCACAGCAC